TTACGTGGCCATGGACAAGGGCGAAGGCGTCCTGACCGCCAAGGCCATCCAGCACTACGGGCCGGGCATCGTGGCACGGCTTAACAAGTTGGCGGTGCCGAAGGCGGCTTTCGCCAAGCGTTGACGATCACCAATCGCGTTTTGTGAGAGACAACGCGGTTTGTGTTGCGTGCGTAAGAGACTAAACCCAACCGGAGGGCATCCGGGCGACTGGCCGCGCTGTGAAGCGCCGCAACCATCATGGACCCCATGAGCGAAACACTGGAAAGCGCCACGCAGGGCGCGCCGGATACCGGCGAATCTGTGCCTCAGCCCGCCAACGATACGGCTCCAGACACCGGGCAGGAGCAACAGGCAGACACCGCAGAACAGGCCGAAACGCCAGAGGAACCGAAGCGCAAGCCGTGGTTCCAGCAGCGTATCGACGAACTGACGCGGGAGAAGCATGAAGCACGGCGACAAGCGGAGCAACTTGCCGGTTATCTGCGCACCATTCAGCAGGGCCAGCAGTATCCGCAGCAGCAGGACGCACCGCAAATCCCCGCCGGCTACGTGCCAGCGTCGGAAGTGCAGCGCATCGCGGCGCAGCAAGTAGAGGCAGACCGCTTCAACGCGGCTTGCAATGAGATCGCGGACCACGGCGAAAGCCGGTTCCCCGATTTTCAAGAGGCTGTGTCTAACTTCCAGATGTTGGGCGGCCCTTCGCCCGCGCTTCTGGAAGCCGTGACTGCGCTAGGCAAAGAGGACGGCGCCCGAGTTTACTACGAACTTGGGAAGAACCCCGACGAAGCCTCGCGCCTTGCTCGTTTGTCGCCTGCCCGGATGGCCGTGGAAGTCGCGCGAATGGCTGCAAAGCCTGCGACGGCTTCCAAGGCAATTAGCCGTGTCGCCCCGCCGATCAGCCCCATCAGCGCCGCTCGCGCCGAAGTGGGGGGCGAACCTGACGCCAGCAAGAACCCCGAAGCCTGGACGAAATGGTTCAACGATCAGCGGCGAACCCGGCGCTGAGGCGCGCGCCCGCGTAGCCGTATTCCCTTCAAAGGCGGCCCTAGGCAAGCCGCCCCCGCCCCGTCGTGAAGACGGCGCATTCACGAAAGTGAGCCTCCTATGGCCAATACTTTGCTTAACGTCGACAAGATCACCAACGCCGCGTTGGCGATCCTGCACCAGAAGTTGAACTTCGTCGGTTCGATCAATCGCACCTATGACAGTTCTTTCGCTGTCGAGGGCGCCAAAATCGGTAGCACCCTGCGAATCCGGTTGCCCAACAAGTTCACCACCACCACCGGCCAGGCGCTCAACCTTCAGGACGTGCAGGAAACCAACACGACCCTGACCGTTGCCACCCAGCGCGGCGTGCATACCGTGTTCAACTCGCAGCAGCTTGCGCTGAATATCTTCGACTTCTCGCAGCAGGTGCTCGAACCGGCGATGGCGCAGCTTGCGGCGTCCATCGAAGCGGATTCGATGTCGATGCTCACCAGCGTATACAACACCGTCAACGGTTCCGGCAGCGCGCAAACCCTGCGCAACGTTCTGGGTGGCCGCAAGATTCTGCGCGACAACCTGGCACCAGCCGCAGAGACCTACATGGCCCGCATCGACACTCAGTCGAATGTGGATCTTGTGGACTCGCTCAAGGGCCTGTTCCAGTCCTCGCAACAGATCAAGCGCCAGTATGAAGAGGGCGTCATGGGGATGACCGGCGGCTTCGAGTTTGCCGAGAATACCCTGTTGCCGTCCTTCACCTTCGGCGCGCGCAATGCCGCGTACCTGACGAACGCGGCGGTTGCTCAGACTGGTTCTAGCCTGATTGTGGATACTGGCGCGAACGCAGCGGCGGCGGGTGATGTGTTCACCATCGCTGGCGTGTTCCGCGTGCATCCGGAAACGAAGGTGTCCACCGGCATCCTTCAGCAGTTCGTCGTGACTGCGGCGTATGCGGGCGGTGCCGGCACTATCTCGATTGCGCCGGCGATCACGGCCACTGGCCCCTACCAGAACGTGAGCAACGGCGCTGCGGACAATCAGGCGATTACGTTTGTCGGCACTGCGTCTGCCACCACGCAGCAGAGCGTGGTCTACCACAAGGACGCCTTCGCGTTCGCGACTGCCGACCTGCCGCTTCCCGATGGCGTCCACTTCGCTGGCCGGAAGGTGCAGGAGGGTATCTCGATGCGTGTCGTCCGCGCCTACGATATCAACAACGACCAGTTCCCGTGTCGTATCGAGGTGCTTTACGGCTATCGGGCCATCCGGCCTGAGATCGCCTGCCGCATCCTGTCGAACTGACCCGACGCCATGACCCCCGCTGAGACTGCGGTTGAAGCAAAACGTCGCTCCAATCGTGAGACTCAGCGGGCTTGGCGCGCCGCAAACCGCGAGAAAGCGCTAGCTACAAAGCGCGCTTGGAACGCCAAAAACATTGAGAAACGGCGAGAAGAAGATCGGTTGCGTCGTGCCGACCCCGAAATTGCGGCGAAAATGGCCGCAAACCGCCGAAAGCACGAAAGCAGCGCGCACGGAAAGGCCGCCAAGCGAGCGCGGGTGGCGCAATACTATAAGGCTCACCCTGAAAAGCTGCGAGCCTACAATCTAGCCAATCGGAAACGGAACCCCGGCACGCATCTTGCCTGCATTAAGGCGCGTAAATTGCGCCAAAAGCGGGCGGTCCCAGCTTGGGCTGACATGAAAGCAATCCGGCAAGTTTACGCCGACGCTACCCGGATCACGGTTTCCAGTGGGAAACTACATCATGTGGACCACATCATCCCGCTTACTGGCAAAACCGTTTGCGGCTTGCACGTAGCAACTAATTTGCGCGTGATTGAGGCATCGGAAAACATGCGCAAGCACAACGCGTTTATTGAGGAGTTGGTGTCATAACTCCTGTGCGATTGATCACGCTGATTCTGCGCGATGCCGGGGTTAACGGCGTTGGCCAGACACCGCGCGCCGAAGACCTGAACGACGTTCTCGACACGTTGAACATGATGCTGGACGAATGGGCCACAAAGCGGTGGCTTGTCTATCATCTCGTTGACGTGTCGGTTCCGGTCACAGGCGCGCAATTCTACACTGTCGGGCCGGGTGGAGATATCGACACCACGCGGCCCGATCAGGTGCAAGCCGCGTTCTTCCGTTCGACCATTTCGACGCCCAACGTTTGGCCGTCGTGGTATTGGTATGACGCCGCGTATCCGCTGGGCAACTTCTATCCGTGGCCTTTGCCGCAGTCAGGCATTGGCGAACTGCATCTGACCCTCAAGCAGCCTTTCGCACACTTCCCGGACCTCACGACCGACATTGCCTTTCCGCCGGCATACATCAACGCGATGCGCTGGAATGGCGCGGTGCGGGTGCGTCCGATGTATGGCCTAGGCGAAAGCGCCGCTATCGCCCGGCTTGCTGCGGCATCGCTGGGGGCGGTGCGGGGGCCGAACATTCAGGTTCCGATGGCGCGGATGCCGATGGGCATCCCGACGCCGGGGCGTCGATACAATGTGTATAGCGACAATTTTCGTTGATGAAAGAATAGGTTGATGATACAACTTATTCATGAAACCAAAGAACGACCTTACGGGACAGCGTTTTGGCTTTTGGACCGCGCAAGCGGTTGGAGAGCGCAGAATGTTCAAGAATTGCCGGCAAACAAGATGGAATTGCCGGTGCGACTGCGGCACCGTGCGAGATGTGGCGTATTCGTCGCTTGTGAATGGGAAGTCGGTTTCGTGTGGCTGTACCAAATCAACACGGATCAGCCAACTTCGCACAAAACATGGAATGGCACGCACCCCACAATATGTGGTTTGGCATGGTATGCGGCAAAGATGCAGCAACCCGAAACACAAAGGGTATTCTCTTTACGGTGGGCGCGGCATCGTCGTTTGCGACAGATGGCAAGATTTCTCTGCGTTCTGGCAGGATATGGGGCCATCGTTTGTGCCCGGCTTGACGTTGGACCGCATCGACGGGAACGGCAATTACGAACCGGGGAATTGTCGATGGGCAACCTACAGCGAGCAGGCGTTCAACCGTCGCCCGCGTGGGCGTTTGCCTAAATGCGCGTCGCCCTAAAAACCGGCGCTTACGTTGCTCGCAGCGTCATCGCGTCGTGCCAGCGGTCGGTTAACCTCTACGCCGAGCAGAACCCCGACGACGCGCCCGTGCCGTTCACCTACTACCCCACGCCGGGCTTGCGGGCGCTGTCGTCGCCACCTACGGCGGGGCAGGGCAGGGGGCTCTACAGGGCCAGCAACGGCGCGCTGTATGCCGTCGTTGGCCGCACGCTTTACACCGTCAACAGCGCATGGGAATGGACCTCCGTAGGCACGATGACGGGTGACTTTACGGTGCCTGTGGGCATGGCCGATAATCAGACGACGCTCTTTGTCGTTGGTGGCGAAGGCAGCGGCTACACGGTGCAACTGGCGACAAACGCTTTCGCGGCGGTGGCTGACCCGTCGTTCTACGGCTCGCCCCGCGTGGATTTTGTGGACACCTATTTTGTGTTCTCCAAGCCCAACACGGGCCAATTCTACGTTGGGGATAGCAACGCGACGACCTTTGACCCGCTCTGGTTCGCCACTAAGATTGGCGCGTCGGATTTGCTGTCAACGGCGGCTGTCGTGCATCGGGAAATCTGGTTGTTGGGCGAGCGGACCTCGGAAGTCTGGATCAACAGCGCCGCGGCCAACTTCCCGTATGAGATCATGAACGGCGTGTTTATCCAGCACGGGTGCGCGGCGAAATACAGCGTGGCGCAGATGGGCGATGCTTTGTTCTGGGTGTCTGAGGATCAGCAGGGCGGGCGCGTCATCGTGACCGGCCAAGGCTACCAGTCCAAGAGGGTATCAACTCACGCCATCGAAACGGCGTTGGCGGGATACTCAACCGTTGCGGATGCGATTGGCTTTACCTACCAGCAGGAAGGCCACCAGTTCTACCAAGTGACGTTTCCCACGGCCGACAAGACGTGGTGTCTCGATATCGTCTCCGGCCAGTGGCACGAGCGCATGTGGCTTGACGGAGACGGGCGAGAACATCGGCACCGGGCGATTGCCCATGCCTACGCTTACAACGAAACCGTGGTGCAGGATTGGCAGACGGGTCAACTGTATGCGTATGACCTGAATCTCTACACCGACAACGGCGCGCCGATCCTGCGCCGCCGGGGCTTCCCGCACATGGGCCATGAAGGCGGCCGCGTGTTCTACAAGCAGTTCTTGGTTGATATGGAAGTTGGGCGCGACGTGGGCTCAACCGTCGAAGCGCCAGGCGGGCCGGCGATTGGCCCCGATGTGGTGGCAGACACGGCGCTAGGTCTTGACGTTATCCCGGTGTTCTTGGGGGCGGACAACGGCCGGGTCTACGTGGCGCCAAGCAAGCTGTATCTGCGGTATTCCGACACGCGCGGGCAAACGTGGTCCAACCCGATTGAAGACGACTTTGGCGCAACCGGCGAGTTCTACAAGTCCATCCACTATCAGCGGCTTGGGATGGCGCGGGATCGGGTGTTTGAGGTGTTCTGGTCGGCGCCGGTTCGCACGGCGTTGAACGGGGCTTTTGTAATGGCGGAGGCGGAGCAGTGAGCGGCGTAGGGCAAGGCGTCCCGCAACGCATGACCGCGTTCGTGGACCCGCGAAGCGGCGTGATGACGCCAGCGTGGTATCGGTTCTTTTACTCGATTTGGGAACGAACCGGCGGCGCGCCGGCTACGTCAACCATCGATGACGTGGTTGAAACGTTGAAAATGTCTGACGTGACGCCAGCCGCGAACCCGGAGCCCGCCGCGTGGCTGGGCGCGGTGCTGGGCGACGTAATGACACCAGCGAACCCCGAGGCTCCCGCGTGGCTAGGTGCGGCGCTAGGCGACGTGGTGCCGCCAGCAAACCCCGAGGCTCCCGCGTGGCTGGGTGCGGCGCTGGGTGACGTGGTACCAGCATCCAACCCGGAACCTGCCGCATGGCTAGGTGCGGCGCTGGGTGACGTGGCTGCGGTCCCGTCAACGGAAAGCGCCGTCTGGCAGGCGGTATCAGCCGGCGATATCCCGCGCGTGCCTGAGAATGACCCGATGATGATTTCACTGATGGTGGCCTGACACATGGCGACAATTGCTCCCGCAAACCTTGGCGCCGGCACGTTGACCGCTTCGGCGGCTGCCTACGTGACCGCAGCGGCAAACACGACCGTGATTATCAAAGCCGTGATTTTCACGAATACGGACGTGGCGGCTCGCACGATCACGGTGCATCGCGTGCCAAGTGGTGGCAGCGCCACCACGGGCAACCGGATTATCAGCGCATACAGTTTGTCCGCCGGCCAAGCCTACGTTGCGCCGGAATGTGCAAACCTTGTGCTGGCACCGGGCGAGACTTTGCAGGCGTTGGCGTCAACGGCTGCGGTGGTCAACATCGCGGCTTCCGGGTTTACCTCGTGACGACGGTTGAACCCATCACGCCCGGCCTGTTGTCTGCGTTCCTCGCTGCCATGGGCGAGGCGGAGCGCGCGGACTTGGAGCGGGTGGGCGGGCGGCGCGTGCTGGATCATGCCATTTCGCAATCAGTTCACACGTTCGCGGGCGTGGTTGATGGCGTGCCGGCTTTCGTGGGTGGCGTGATCCCCGATGACGATCATGTGATCGGCAAGGTTTGGATGATGGCTACGCCGCAAGTTGAGCGGGCCAAGAAGTTCTACCTCCGCGAAACCCGGCGCCAGGTCGGTTTGATGCTGCAAATGTTTGTCTGCCTCAAGACGATGGTTGCCGTTGAATACGGCAAGTCGCTGCGGTGGCTGCGGTGGCTGGGCTTTGCGCTGGGCGAGCCTGTGGAGCGTGCGGGGCGCGTCCTGATTCCGGTGGAGCGGTGGAATGAAGTTTAGCGCCGGTCCTGCCAGTTTCTACGAGACGGCGGTATTTGACCCCATCTCCGCGCTTGTCAGCGGCGGCGTGTCGCTTGTTGGTGGACTGGTGTCCTCCGGCGCAGCGCGTGATGCTGCTGACACGCAATCGGCTGCGGCCAACAACGCTGCGGCGATGCAGATGCAGCAGTTTGGCCAGACCCGCGAAGACCTGGCACCATACCGCGCATATGGGACCAAGGGCGGCGATGAGATCATCAACCGCCTAAAGGAACTGACGGCGCCGTTCACGCCGAACCAAGCCACGCTTGAAGCCACGCCGGGCTACCAGTTCACGCGCGATCAAGGGCTCAAATCGGTTCAGAACGCAGCGGCGGCGAAGGGGCTGGGCATCAGCGGGGCGGCGCTCAAGGGCGCGGCCAATTTCGCGACAGGGCTGGCGGATAGCACTTACAAAACGCAGTTTGATATTGACCAGTTGAACAAGACGAACGCCTTCAACAAGCTGCTTGAGTTGACGAAGGTTGGCGCCAATGCTGCGGGGAACACCGGGCAACTCGGTGTGCAGGCGGCGCAGAATGCCGGAAACAACCTGACTTCTGGCGGCGCGGCGCAGGCGGCGGGCACAGTTGGCAGCACCAATGCCATCGTTGGCGGCATCAACAACGCAGCGAACTTGTATCAAACGTATTCGATGCTCAATAAGCTGGGGGCGTGGCGGTAATGGCACTTGACCCCAGCATCGCCCTGCAAGCCGGCACTGGCGTTGCCGCGCCTCCCAACCCGTTGCAGCAGGTTGGTCAGGTGGCGAATATCGCCAATGCTTTTGCGCAAAACAAACTGCTAGGCCAGTCGCTAGAGACGCAGCAACAGGCGCTTGCGGCGACCCGCATGCGTGCGCTTGGCGGCATCGCCATCCCGGCACTCAAGGAATACGACCCGCAGAACCCGGCGAGCGCATCGCGCGTCGTGGAGGCGCTGCACGTCGGGATTGACTCGGCGGTGGCCAACGGCACGCTTGATAAAGGCACGGCCGAGCAACTTTACCAAGGCATCGCGGCGACGAA